ATCCCGCAGCAGAAGCTGAGGTACCTGAATCATTGAAACTGGTAGTAGAAGCTCCAACAGTAGGGTCTATGATAACTTGATTACGCGCACTATTTATAACGCGAGTGGTTCCTGTAATCTGTGTAGTGCTTCCTACATCAAGAGTGCTCTTGGTTGTAACTGCGCCACTAGCCGTTACTGTACCTCCTAATATGGCATTCCCTGTAGCTTCTAATGTAGTACCAACATCTAAAGCCCCTCCTGCGGCTAAGTCGGTACCATCAAATGTAAGATTGGCACTCCCTTCTATACTATTGGCTGTAGAAGCACCAAAAGCCACTTGGTTATCTGTTATAGAACCACCGATTGTTCCATCTATAGCTACGGGCGCGTAATGAGTACCTACATACTTTGCCGTAACTAATTCGTCATCACCAGTACCTACTGAATCTGTAGATATTAATATATCATCAACACCCACAGCTCCCATCGTGAATACTTGGGAAGTGTCCATGGTAACTCCGCCTGATGCTGTTATTAATCCTGCAATACCTAAAGTGCTAGCCATTGTCACATAACCAGTGCTGAAATCGTAGGAAGAACCTCTAAAATTAGTACCGTAAGCATTGGAACCAAAATACATAGTTCCATTACTATATATGTGGTCTGTTTGTAAGTATAATTCTCTGCTATCACCAGTAGTTGATAACTGCAATACTGTGCCGTTATTACTAGTGTTGGTAAATAATGCAGCTATACCAGTACCACCAGCTGCTACGTGTAGTGGATATGAAGGTGAAGTTGTGCCTATGCCTACATCTCCTGTAGTAGTTAACTCCCCAGTCACTTCAGTATCTAATAAGTATACGTTTCCAGAGGCAGTCCTGAAACCCTTTGTTAAAGTCCCCCCATTCATTGTAAAAATCTCGTACTCTCCACCCTCACTACCATCTGTTACATTAGTAGATTGAGTCATTACCTTTGCATATTCTATCTTCTCTGCGGCGCTATTGTTACCAAAAATCCTTTCTATACTCAAAAGGTCAGTAGTGGCGGGACTGGCAGAGTTCTTGTAAAATTCTAAAGAAGGCATCCAACCATCGGCGTTGGTATTTTCTAAAATAAATCTAGGAAAATAGTTCCCAGCACTACCGGCTTGAGAAGACGTAATTGTCATCTTATCGTTAGTATTATCAAATAAATAATTAGCTGTCCCGGTTACACTGTCTGCATCGGTAAAATAACCAATACGACCAGCAGCTCCAGCTAACGAACCTTTCGCGAATGCGCTGGTGTCTACACTGAATGCTGGAAATCCAGTTTCACCTGTAAAATCTATCTCATCATCACCTGCATCGTATGCACCACCTGTAACATAATAATTAGCATCAGAGTTCGCTGCCCATGACATGACTCCGAGAGTAGTAGCTACTAAAGCATAACCATCTCCACCGGGATAAGCATCTGGTAATGTGAATAGCATAGTTCCATCACCACTAGTTAAGTCTTCGGGTGCTTTTAGTTTAATATAATTATTACCCGTTGCTGTAGCTTCATATAATTGTAAATATCCTCCCTCCGAGCCACTAAGATATATCGCATTACCAAAGTTAGTTAAAGTATCACCAAGTATAACTGTACTGGCGTCGCTCATCGTGCCAGTGATTTTGTATGTAGAAGGAGTGTAAGATAAACTACTCAAAAACTTAGTAGAATCGACTGCGATAGCTGATAAATTTACATCAACATCTCCCAAGCCACCATTACGACTTAATGAAAGAATATAGGTAGGAGCATCTCCTAGAGTAGCGCCAGTTACGTAATAATTAGTGCCTCCCACAGTCTCAATACGCTTATTTCCCACTGCATTGTGGGCCAAACTCTTTAAAACTCGTGTATATCTAGCCATCCTTCTCCTAACTAATAAAAATGATTGGGGAGATTAGGGTTCTCCCCGTACCCTTTATAGAATCTAGTTATTCAATATCTACGAAACTACTATCACACCAGCTTCGGGCCTGACGATTTTCAATCCATATCTCATCGACATGTATGAACCGACAATTCCAAATCCGGGGTTTGCTTCCTCAACAGTCAAAGCTCTTCTTTCGACATAAGCCATTGGTTTTGTTGATAAGTCGAAAATACCCATACGGTCCACAGGGACCCAAGCATTCACAACTACCGTTAAACCATAAAGTGAGCCTTTAATTCCGCCAGTGGCTAACATGCTTCCGAGCGGATTGTCTCCTGCTGCGGTTGGCATAACGTTACCACCACTTACTATCGCCACTGACGACGATGTAGTGAATACACTAGCAAAGTCAGCCAACTTGAGTAAGTTCTCGAAATGCTTAGGAGACAAGAACAAATGTGTTGCCTCATAACCAGTTCGGGCCATCCTACTGATAGCTGCGGAAATGTCCGTCAAAGCGATTGAGCCTTCTCCTGTTGATGTACATGCAGGGTAAGAACTCGTGTCTGCCGGAATCATTTGTAGAACTGTTTGGTCTGCGTATTGGTCCAAACGTCCAGCCAAGTTGCTTGTGCCAGTAGCGAATGTTGCCATTCCACTACCGAAGAAACCACTGTATACATTTGTACCAAAATTCGTGATATTGTTTTCCATCGGATTTGCTGGAAGCGCCATAGTTCCGTATGTGCTATTCGCAGAGTCTGCACCGAAGATAACTTTAACTATGTGTGTAGTCAAGTGTCGGTCTACAGCTCTACGAGCCTCATTCAGAGCCATCTCAACTTCATTAAATCGAGAATCCTCTATCATTCTACGGGTTACACCTATCGCAATACCCCATTCTTTCACAGAGATACGCTCTGAGCGTAGCTTAGTGTGTTGGTATTGTGGGGTGCTTCCCTCATCTATCTCTTCCATTGCCATGGAAGGTTTTGCGAAAGTAATATCAATATTACCGCCTGTATCTGTCGTCATTGGGTCTGCAAAGAACTGCATAACTGGAAGGTCTGTGACCTTGTAATCCAGAATAGCGTCTTTGTAATCAATGAGGACTCGCTCACCTGTTCCGCCAGTTGTGGCGTAGGAACCTGTGTTCAGGCTAGTTAATAAACCGGGAGTTGCGTCGACCATCTAAATCACCTGCCTCCGACCCACATACACTTTACCAGACCCTCTGCCGTTGTGGCGCGAGTCTCTAAAGCTATTGCTACTGCTGTACCTGCTGCTGCGAGTGTTGCTGCATCAGCAGTAAAAATCAATACTCCATCAGCGTTGACAGCGCCCAAATCACCAACAGCAACTGCGCCAGTAGCGGAAATGTTTAAAATTACGCCGTGGCCAGTTATAATATTGGCTGGTCCGTTGTCAGCTGCATCAGTTAGCGATACACCACAAGTTGTTACTGAATTAACAATCGCTGGTCGTACATCGTTTGCAGTTCCTGAGAGCTCAATATCCACCACTTCTCCACCTGTAATAGCGCCGTTCGCTGTGAACGGTAAGATACGTGCTGGTGCTCCTCCATCGTTTAGTAAAATTTCTGTTGCCATACTTATTCACCTCTATAGTATTCTGGGTCTATCTTAATATTCCCATCCACTATCTTCATACCGAACTTCCTCTCGGACTCTGGTACTTCACCCTCATCGGCTGATTTACCTTTTCCGAAAGACCTCTCGGCCTCTTGCGTGGGCTCTGGCATTGCTGCTAAAGCCTCACTAAACCCAGTCAGTCTGGGTTCATCCCATGCAGTTAGTTCCTCTACACGCATATCCTTCTTATCTTCTTCGAGTGTCCCGAACAAGACTTCGCGGGATATAATCGCTTCTACAGCTGCACCCTTTCGAGTTAATTCTTCCTTAGCGATTCTCGTTTCCTCAGCAAGCTTAAATGCTTCAATTTCTTTCAAAGCATCTGCGTACTTGGATTCGATATCCGTTTTGGAAGCCTCAACTTCATTAAGTTGTGCGCGTAGAGAAGCGAACTCGCGTTCGACAATGCTCTCTGCATCGGATTTAACATTTGTTTCCTTAACTTCTTCAGTCATAGTTACCTCTGTTTTCCCGTCTTCACATTCACATGCTCCTTCTTTACCACCACAACCACAGTCGTGGTCGTTTTCCGGCGCATGTAATCCACATTCCTTTTCAATAGTACATTCTTTACAGACGGGTTCCATCGTTTCATTGTCAATGAAACTTACCTCTGTAGGACGAATCTTGGTGGCAAATGTGTCACCCATCACGTCGATATCGTTGGAAAACCAGTCGATACTAACGTGAGTCATGTCCCCGTCCTTGACCTTGTTCATCACTTCTTGACCACGACCATATTTATTAGACACCGTTGCCAGCATCTTGATTGCGGTCTTTCCATTATCCATCTTGACCAACTCAGGATTAGTTGCCATGCCGATTAAATCCTCAGTCGTTCGCTGATGGTCAATATACATTGGAAGCTCCTTAAAAGCTTCTATATTATCTTTTAAAGTACCTCCCTCTATATAAACCTTATGTTGCTTTCCGTCTTCCTCATACTCATGAGGCCCGGAAGTAATAGCGGTTACCGGAAATGATACAGAATCAATTCCCTCATCGCTAGTAAATGTCATGTCGTCACCTTCTCCTAAAGAAAGCGCAAATGACCTTTGAACCGGCTCAATGGTTTTGCCCTCTGCAAATTCCCGCTCTACGCCATTCTCTTGCGCCCACATGTTACACATGCCAGCTGCAATCTCCTCGGAGTTATCAAAACCCCTCTTCTTAAGTGTAGCTTTAACTGATGTCATACATTTCTGATACGTCATGTTCTATCACCTGTTGCGTTTGCGGAGGGCTTATTGCCCCTGTTCTGTGCTCTGGCAGATTCCTCTTTCTTATCTGTCTTCTTACCGCCAGAAATGTTGGCATTCTTGCTTCCCGGTCCACCTTCGAGTGGGCTAGACTTTACATCTTCCGAAGTTTCCATCATTAGTTCTGTAACTCCTTCAGGGTCAAGACCACGCTCCTCTCTGACTTCACCGGGCGATAATACTCCTTCGGACAGATATATCATATCCGTCTTAGCTTTAGTGAATGCGTCTTCAACATTAATTTGCCTAAACTTAAACTTAGCTTCGCCCTTCTCCAATTGAGGCATCAGCTGTGCATTGAGTGCTCCTTCTACTAATGATTGTAGATAGCGCACATAGGGTTCAAAAATGGGTCGCGCCTTTTCGGGGTCCGACCACATTGTCATGGGTACTTTAAGAGCCATATGAATCTTGGCAAGTATATCATCAGTATATTTACCATATTCAAAAGCTCGTTGTGTGCCCTGTAATTCTTTAATTATTATGTCGTTTCCATGGATAATATCTTCACCGGGAGCCAGTGAATTAAATGCATCTACTATTTCGTTTATCTTATCAGGACCATAGGGCATATCAGGTAATCCAGCACTTACATCGAAGCGACTGGACGCATATTTGTTTAATGCTGCCCCTATATCCCTCTCAGCGTAATCCTTTAAATCCACGAGATATAAAATAGGATGAATGTCGGAAAGTCCGTATGCGTAATCATCGAAGGTATTATTCTTGAGTTCTATTATCTCATCTTCTTCAAAACGCACATTCTCTTCATCGTCTCCTACTTTCTGATAGTAGTATTCTATCTGACCGTGCTCATTTCTCTTTACAAACATATTTTGGCTTGACCTTAAGACCAGATTATCTCCGGTCCACTCAAGGTAACCTGTTCCAAAAATACGAGCATTCCTAAGCCACCCATATAGAATATTCTCTATATTGATGTCTCTAAACATTTCTTCGACTTCTTCGCGTACGTCATCTTCATCTGTTACTATATCAAAATTATCTTTAACAGCATATAGGCACGGTAAATCAACGAGAGTGCGTATAATAGGGTCTGATAGATATACATTCATATAAGTTCTATTCTTCCCTAAGTGGGGCTCATAGTCCTTAATCTGATTAAATCCACCAAATCCTTTATTGATTTTTAATCGTTTTATCACACCCGCACCGAAACTGCGAGGGTCGTCTTCTTTGTACGGAGGATTGCTGCCAGTGACAGCAAAACGGCGTCTAATATTGTCTACGAACGACATGGCTTTAAATAACTAATCATAATGAGTATATAAAGTTTTTGTTACATTCCCCTTAGTGGTTCCTTGTTTAATGGCATTTTTCGGCGTGTAGTAGCAAATAATGGAGTCGGTCCAGAATATTGAGGGCGACCCATACCCGAAGTTTTGTTAATAGGGGTAGATACTATACTTTTACCGAAATTACCAGTCATGGGTAACATACTAAGCGTAGCATGTAGAGCCATAGCTGCACTATCACAATAATCGTCATGTCTTCCACTGGGCGCTGATATCTTCTCTGTCTTGTTGGCTATATCCATAGTATATTCTAAATCCATATGTTCTCGTGTCCATTTATGCATCATCTTAGCCTCATCCCCTACTAAGCCTTGGGGATTAGGCACTCTTACTCTTCCTTGTTGTATGAAGGATTGATAATCCCTATACATCTGAGTCTTAGTTCCTTTGGGGCCACCTGTAAAGACAAAAGCTACAAAATGAACCCCAACTTCTAGTGATGCTAAGCGTAAGTCGTGTTCTACAGCTCCTCCGATACCCGTACAGTCGACAATAAGCCTATTAGCTCCTAATCTCTCAACCACATCCATAATACGTCGCCGTTGGTAGGGTATATCATGGCCGCCAGTCCTAGCATTGATTTCTTCAATGTAAATTAGGCGTGCAATGTTCTCCTTGTCGGTCTTCTCAAGAGACCAAGCACTAATAACCGTAGAATTAACGGATTTACCGATATCTACTCCAACTGTAATGTTGCTTCCTGATACAACCCCGTCAAGAGTATTGAGTAAGTAGTCATCGTAGCAGTTCTTTATTTTTTCTGGAGTAAATACATTCGACACCGATTCTACGAACTCGCATTCGTATTCAGTCCTCCAATAAATAGAATCTTCTCCCCATTCAGTCATCTTCTCCAGCATTTCTTGTTCATCATAAGGAGCTGAATAAGCGTCTCCCTGCTTTATAGCATCCCTCCATGTAAAATGCATTCTTTGGAAAGTATCAGCATAAGCGTCATCATACAAGTAACGATACATGTGATTGTCTTTTGATTTGGGAGTACCTAAGTTTATAAATGGTGCCTTATTAGAAACTATGGCTGGTTCTACATTGTCAATAAATAGTTTATCGTCAATGAGAGGAGACTCATCGACTACTAGGAATGTAGGGTGTTGTCCCCGTATAGCCTGTCCTTGATTAGTAGGCGCCAATGGAGCCCTTCGCATTATAGTGCCCCCTTTAAGTGTTATGTTGGGCTTATTATGAAATCTATAATTAGCTACCAGTCCATTAAGAAAGGCATTATCAGCGAAATGCCTGTAAACGTAATTAAATATAAGAGCTGCTTGGTCCTCCGTAGGAGCAAGGATAAAAACTAAATCCCTGAAACGATTAAAGAACATATAGATAGTTACAGCTACGGAAAGAGCGTAAGATTTCCCACTACCTCGTGGAGCTAATATAGCCAACTTAGTTTGCCTACCGTCTTTCCTTTCTATTAAGGCTTCGAGTATAATTGACTCCTGTAAAGGTCTCAATTTAAGAGGACGTTGATTTGCATCCAAAAGATACGCAGAACAGAAAGCGCGTACCAATTTACGCATCTTGCTCTTTTTCTGTCTACACTGTTTGAATATATTCTCTAAGTGTCTTGAATCTAGTCCGCCTTTACCTGTTAAAAGGCCCTTTAGGTGCTTCTCTTCCTTCATCATCAGTTAAATCCTCCAAAAACGTTTCAAACATTTCTGTGCTTTTCTCTGCTACTGTGGGAACTTCGATATTCAACGCTCGGAACTCAGTATGTATGTCTTTAACGATTGTATTTCTTTGTCGCAAGAGCTCTGTTCGCGCGTTAACATCCCGAATACATATAAGAATTTCTTCCCACAATATATCTTCAAGAGCAAGATTGCGCGCCAGAAGACGGACAAGCTCTTTATGACGACCATATTCTGCTTCTCCGACTCTCTGACGTAATCGCTGCTCGTATTTCTCTACGTTCAAAGTGCTTTGCCTTCGGCAAGGGCTGACTTGACTTCACTCTTAACCAGTGCGGCTAATTTGTCGTCATGCTCGTCCCATGCGGTTAGCAATACATTTCGAACTAAAGAGTCCTTTACGTGCTTTTGAGCTGCTTCATCCAGCTTCTCGTATGCTTTCATCTGGGTCTCAGTTAGATTCTTATCCAATAGAGTCATCAGTTCTGCTTCATTATTCTTTAAGTATTTAAAGACTAACGCTTTAACTGCTGGTACGGTGTATGCTATATAAGCACCAAGTCCTAATACTAAAGCAGCTAGTGCTAGAAGCACTGGGTCATCCATCAGACTATCTAAGAGTCCTGATTCTTCCACACTCTCGAGAAGTTCGGTTACATTACCG